TAAAATACTAGACCTGAAGGTAAGTTCATTGGTTGAACTGAAACGAATTCTTTCGCTGCAATTTGTCCAAATATTTGACCGAAGATCTTACGAACTAACGGTAAAGCAACACCAGCCCATTGTTCACCAGTACCAGCTGTAAAGTTAGCACCGTTTGTGATACCACCACCTGTTTGAGAAGATTCAACTACTAATTGCTTAGCTTGGTTTTCCAAGATAATAGACATAGTTGACTTGTCTTGATTCTCTAAACCTTCTAAAAGGCCAGATTTTGCCCACTTCTTAGAAAGCTTCTGAGCTACAGTAAACTGAGCTTGTTGAGCGTTCTGAGCGGACTCATTTAATAATGATTGTACTAAATTTGCCATTTTTTATGGAATTAAAATTTTGTTTTTGATAATCCTGCTAATACTTGCATTCTAGAAACAAAAGGATCAGATTCGATCGTTTGTTTAGGTGCTAAACCAGCAGCTTGAGATGCGAAACCTTCGTTGATTGACTTTTTCTTAGTCACAGAGAAAGATTCATTTAAAGTAGCAAAAGTATTTTTTACTTCTTTAACTGTAGTAGCTCTATCGAAAGCGTTTACAGCTTTCATCTTTTGAGATTCAGTTAAAGACTTAGACTTAAACAATTTGTTCATGAATAAGTACTTAGCGTTCAATAAATTAACTTCTTTCAATTGAGTTTGAAGATATTGAATTGTCTTGTTAGCCTCTTTTAATTGACCAGAAACAGCTGTACCTGCATTTTTACCTTTTGTTTGTGCGGATACTGGATTTGATCCTGGAACTGCTACGCCTGGTTGCATGATAGAGTTGTTGTTCTCGTCTAATTCGTCTTCTTCAGCTTCATCCAATTCGTCTTCTTTTTTACCTTTTTGAGCTTCCTCTAATTCAGCAAAAATCTCATCTAAGTTGATGTCTGCAGTGTCATCGTCGCCTTCAGCGCCTTCAGCACCTTCTTCATCAGCTTGATAAGGAGCAAGGATATCTTTCAATTGGCCTAAAGTGATTGTGATGACTTTTTCTTCATCTTCCTCACCAGCTGTTTCACCAGCTTCGTGGTCCATTGAACCTTCTTCGTCGCTTTCGCCCTCTTCTTCGGCTTTAGCTTCGTCAAATTCTTCCTCTTCTTCTGACTCTTCTTCGTTTTGACTAATTTCGTTTCCTTCGTTAGCCAAAGCTTCTAATTCGCCAAGGATTTCTTCTAAAGAGGTTTCGTCCATTTCTGTTTCGTCCATTTCTTCAGCTTCGTCCATTTCCTCAGACTCATCCATTTCTTCAGATTCGTCCATTTCTTTGGTTTCGTCCATTTCTTCAGACTCATCCATTTCTTTGGTTTCATCCATTTCTTCAGTTTCGTCTAATTCTTCTTCCTCTTCTTCTTTGATAGAGTCTTTAACTTTTTTCTTAAAAGGAGATTCTTTTTCAGCAGCTTTTAAGGCTACGCCTTTTTTACCAGCTACTGGTTCTTTTGCTTCGTCCATTTCTTCTTCATCTTCAGATAAAGATTGACGTAGCATTTCTTCAATTTTAGGCTGGAATGCCTCTTGCAATGCAGCTTTAGCGTTAGCCATGGCGCTAGCTCTTAGTGCTTTTGCATCAAGGATTGCCTGTTTGTACAAGTCTTCCATTTGTAATAAATGATTGTAAGTTCCGATTGCTTATTGTAATGTGAAGCAATATATAGATAAATTTCTAGTAGCGACCGCAATTAAAAATCGGTGCATATTGGAATAAATATATTAATTTATCCAAAAAAGTAAAAAATTACGTAAATTAATTATTGTTCAAGCAGCAGATACCGCTCTGGGAACATATAATGTCTGAAATAAGACGGCTTGCTCTTTCGTATCTGTTTACCTTAGCCAAAGACAAATCGACTGATTCTCGAAGACTTGGTGAGCTTCCTGCCGGTTTCATGTACGCTCCATAAGTAGATGGTGTAGAAACGAAGTCCCAGCAAATAAGATCTAGGTCGTCCTCAACTTGAACGAATCCTTCGCCAATTGGACTAACCGATCCTAAAGCTCTTGAAGAGATACCGACTGTAATGTTGTTTGCGAATAATTGAGTCAAGATATTTCCTGATGGTGTAGGTAGGATTTCTATCTCGCCGTAAAGATCCTTATCTTGCCACCATAATTTTAAGATGTTGTGGCTAACGTTTTTTAGATTTATAACCGAAGTTTCAGGATGATCCAATTCTCCTAAAGCTCTGTTCTCCCTAATTGGTCCGTTAACGTATTTTTCTACTTGAGCGTATAAAGTATCGTAAGGATAAATTCTATTGTTAGCGTTTGGTTTGTCGCAAGCTTGTACTTGACCACGCACTATTAAGTTGCCGTTTATGTTTCTTTTTCCCTCGTTTAAATTAGTGATCGGGTGAAACAGCGCGTGTTCTATAAGTAATTGCTTAGACATTATTGTACTCTTTTTTTAGTGTATTTAACACCTGCTTTTTTTAATTCTGCTTCTTTTCCATTTGCTTCGTTATCAGGAACAAATATTGCTTTTCCAGCTGCGTCAAATTCTGTAGCTTCGTCTACTTCTTTTTTCTTGTCTTTCTTTAAAAACTTTCTTAGCTTCTCAACTATTCCCATAGTTTTCTTTTGTCTGTCTGCATCTATTTGAGAAGGAAAATCTGCAACTCCACCAAAAGTCTTTTCGCCTCTTTTATCCCAATCAGACCATTTTTTATCAAGATCTACCTTGTCGTTGGTTTGACCTTGTAAAGCCAAGTCGTCTTTTGCTTTGTTGATAACGTTAACTTGTCTGTGAATTATCATTGGTTCTTGGCCTTCTTTCTCTATTTCTAGTTCTAAAGTTCCGCCAACAATAGTTTTAACAACCGCTGTTTTTGCTCCTAATTCTTTAACGTCAGATTCTGGTAAAGGAACTTCTTGACCGTATCCGTAAACAGGGTGCGTGTCTTCGTAAATATTTTCTGTATCCTCAGTTAACTTAACTTTTTTTTTAGAAAGAAGATCTTTTAGAATATCCAATTGAGTAGACTCTTTCATCATCTTAACGCCTTTTGGATTGCCTTTCTTATTCTCTTTCTTAGAAGCTTTTGTATTTGCTTTAACGTCGTGGAAGCCTTTAATCTTCTTCATTCCGTTATTCTTATCAGTAAAATTTTCGCCTTTAACTGGAGTCATTCCCAATTTAGCGTCTGCTTTTTTAATCTTTGCTGAGTTAGAGATGTGTAAATCGTCGTAGGCAGTTGGATCTTTTGATAATTTCTTTGTAGCAGTTGCAACCGCTTTTGCGTAAGCTGCATTTGTAATTTCTCCGCCCTTTAGCAATTCGGCTTCAGCGCCTCTTTTTAAAGTGTACGGATGTATGTTGTCTTGAGCACTCGCTTCTTTAACGATACTCTTGTTTTTAAGTATCTTAATAGCGTCGTCGTAAGAAGTCATATTTGTAATAAAAGGTAACTGTTGGTCCCTTCTAACTTCGTACAAGAATTTCTCCTTGCTGATTTCTCCTGCTCTGTGTTTCTTGAATAAGATTGCTGTTGTCATGCTTATAAATATTATCGACCTTGACCTTGATAGGCTTTTGGTCTTGGACTATGTTTGTTAAAACTTTTTTTGCCGCCAGGTTGCCCTGATTTTCTTTTTCCGAAAACTAATTTTTGACTGCTTCCAGCTGACTTTATTTTTGCCATGTTACTTTAAACTTTTAACCTTTTTGTAAATTTCGGCTAGTTGCTTTTCTAGCTTATTCACAACCTTACCAGTTCTTGGACTATAATCCTCTTCCAATTCCATTCTCATGTTGGTTGAGTATTCCATTAACCTGTTTATTTCGTGTAACTTTTTGTTTATTGATTTCAAAGCCTCGTGTAAAGAATCCTTGTTGGATCTTGTGGCGGCCTCTTTCTTGAATTTGTTGTATGTCAAAGCTTCTGCAATGGCAGTTTTACCAACCTCTTTTGCTATTTTTAAATATCTTTTTGATATATCATCGAATTCCCATTCTGCTGGAGAGAATTCTTTGTAGTGTAATGCTTGTTGATATTCCATTGGAGACAAAGAGTCTTTAGTAATATCCACTGGTTGTAAAGTTCCCTCTTCGATGTCTTCGAACATTTGTTTGTATTGGAATCCACCTTTAGATGGTCTATTAGGAATTGAAGGCGCAGGTTTCCAACCCCATTTTTTTGCTACGTAGTTATTAGCTTTGCCTGCAACTAGTTTTGGCTCTACGTCTTTTACCTCGTTTTTCTTTTTGAAAGCTTTCTTAGTAGCGTATTGCATTCCGTCTCCAGCTTTGAAAGTGGCAGCTGTATCTGCAGGAGCATTTCCTCCGGTAACGCTATCTTCCGATCTTAATTTCTGAGTTGCAAATTGATTGTTGAAGTTCTTCATTATTTAGAAGCTTTTTTAAGTTCTTCTATTAAATCGTAGTATTGTAATAGTCCTGTAATGGTCTCGTCTTTAACTGCGATGCCTTCTTTTAATGGCTTAACGAATTTTGAAACCTCATGTACTTTGATCTTTGTGACCTTGTCTTCCAAATTCTCGGAGATTTCTGTTAATTCTTTTTTGATTTCTTTTAACTTGCTATTCAAGAAAGTTCTTAAATTTGAGCTATCGGAAATACTAGAAATGTATTCTTTTAATATGTTCTTTTGTTTGTCAGAAAGCGTTTCGTACTTATCGTTGAATTTCTCCACCAAAATTTTATAGGTAAGAATCCTGATCTCTTTGTCTTCTTTCATTAGCTCTTCCATAATAGATTGAGGAGCTTGAAGATCTGTAATTGACTCTTTTGTGATGTGTTCTAACAGGTTAATCTTGTTTAAAACGATCTGTTTTGTATCTGATAATGGACTATGCTGAGATTCAAATATAGTGTATATTGATGCGTAGGGCTTGTAATTTTCTATTTTTGCTTTGAAGAAATCGTCTAATTTATAGTTTTTCTTTATCTCTTTTATTAAGTGGTATTTAAGTTTGCTTAGTTTTGCGTGGTCTAGTTTCTTATATTGTTCTAAAATGGTTGAAATAAGAATCTCAGCTTTAGTCTCAGAAAGTTTAGGGCTCGTAACAAACGTGCTGTATAAGCTATACTCTTTTCCCAAATCAGTATTGGTAAAGTGCTTCTTTAATATCTTAACCGCTAACGAGTCCTGATTGTTTAACAGGTCAGAAGTCGTTTGTCTTACTAAAAGTTCAAATAAAATACCGGTGTTACGATATTTCGAATGTTTTATTGCCATAGCTATGTTTGATCGGCTTGCTAATAAATATCTAAATATTTTAATCTAGGCCTTCGATTATGTTATCCTCACTTAAAAGATCGGATTGTTCAAAAAGGTTTGTCTTTCTCGAGTTTTCTTTACTGAACATTTTTTCTAACGCCGACTTGTTTTGAAGGTATACAGCTTTGGTTCCTTCCATGTTCATTGTGCCTCCTTTAAAGCTGACTTTGTAGTCGTCTTCCTTAGTTTCAGCGTTGGATTTCATATCGTAAACGCCGTTTCTTCCAAATGGAGATTCGTCAGTTGCATAAGTAGATTTGTACTTCTGAGGCCTTCCTGGAATCTTTATAGGTTCGTTAGGATTTTTCTCATCGTAGCCTGCTGGAACGTCTATAGGACCGTCACCCTTGCCTCCGTAAAGACTTGCGATCTGATGCGGAGTACCAAATGCTTGGCCTGTTTCTGCTGGATCGTTTCCTTCCTCGGCTATTTGTTTGTATCTAAACTTGCGCTTTTGATCTTCAACAATAAGATCGTCTAGCTCATCAAATTCGTCCTCAGAGATGTGGAATACGTTCTTCCAGATGTAGTCTCTTGGT